TTTTTCATGCGTTCCAGTATCTCTTCCAACTGATCCATCGTTCTCTCCTTTCAGATACTGCATAAACCAGTTCTCTCGTAAAAAGTTCTCCGGCTTTTTAATATACCGCTCTGCTGTTTTCTCCCGTCTGCATATATCTGCATAATTCTGTGCGGCCAATACCAGATCATCTTCCGGTACACCAGCCAGTACCGCATTGCAGTATTCTGTTTCAGCAAGACAGCCAGTACACCGTTTCGGATAGGCCGCGGCAAACTCTCCGAATTTTTCAACGGGGGATATAGGGGGTGTATTTTGTTTATGTTTATGTCTTTGTTTATTAATAGGTTCACTTTGTGGTTCAAACTGTGGTGCAATTTGCAGTTCACTTTGTGGTTCAAACTGTGGTTCATTTTTACTGTAATTTTGAACCACAAGACTATTTATTTTATATTGTGCCGCAAGATTACCACCGCGCGATTTCCATTCGATGAACCCATCTGTAGCAAGCTTGTTTCTCGCTCTCTTTAACGCTGATGCATTTAATCCAGACCGAAGTCCAAGGACTGACGAGGCTACCGTAAACGTATCTGGCCACCCTGCTTTATTCGCTATGGACATTAACGCATGCCATAAGGCGATTGCAGTGTTGGGCTGCGGGTTTAGTTCGAGCCTGTCGTAAAATGCTTTTATCTCAGCTAAATAGTTCAAGTTTCCACCTCCCGAATCCGAACTTCAATCCGTGGATTTTCAGCATCTATACGAAATTCATCAGAGAATCCACAGATCTGCTCCCAGCCATCATTTTTTAATACATGGCAGTTAACTAATGCATCCTGGATCACTTTTCTGCCGAATGACGATATATTGTCCAGATCACGCCTTTTATTCTTTTCCACCCACAGATATTCCATAAATACTTTTTTATTGATATTTACGTCTCTCAGGCACTTTCTGATGCACACAGAAACAATAGCTTCATTCTGCTTTTTCATCTCTCCGCCTTTATATCTGCTTGCCTTATCCGCACGGATAAAATCATTCAGATTATCCAGTCTCCCTGGAATGATTAGTAAGTATTCCAATCTCACGCCACCTTTCAAATGTCATTTTCATCGAGAGCCGCTTCTTTAGAACCGCTCTAGCTCTATGTAGATCTTTTGCAAGATATTCTTGAAGTTCTTTCTCATCCACCGTATCACCTGGAACTGGTCTGTAATAACCATTGCCAACGTTAATAATACAGTCACCTTCATTGTTCGCACTCTCGACCATTTTCCGAAACTTTCTGTCTTTTACCGGGTTGGACATTCTAGCCAGTGGCTCTTTGTGTCCATAGGGAATATCGTTTATCGTATTCATTAATCCCCTTTCTTCTCCGGGACTAACCCCGGAGATAATAACCAGCTTCCAATAATTCGTGATATATCATTTTCTGCATGAATAGGTTTCTTTCTGCCGGACGGCAAGGTGTTCCAACCCTATAACCACGACTTTCCAAAAATACTTCTGAACTCTTCTCTAGTACCGTAATGAGATTCAAAATATTCCTGCGCCATAGTTTTTAATTTCAAATCAATTTCTTTTGCATTGGTGCCTCTCTGCGCTCCGTTAGGATGCAGATCCGGTCTGAGTGGAATAACAAAACCATACTTTTCACTGTTTTTACGGTTTGAACTTCCAAAGATATGATGTCTTTCCACCGGATATGTTCCGGTAAAATAACAGTGATCCATATCATCCGTGAACACGCTCCAAAGCTTTTTACTCATGTTCCCCACTCCTGTTTCATTCGTTCCAATTCATCCGGTGTAGCTGTCTCAATTCCAAGTTCCTTTGCTTCTTCAACAATCCGATCTATAAAGTGGCTCATTTCGGCAGTATCGTATTCACTGGATCCTTTAATCATCAGATATGAAGCAAATTTCCCATTGTCTTTAATAAATTTCCAATGACCATCTACCTTTGACATATCCACTGATTTTTTTACTGTGATTGTGATATATCCATCTTCATCCTCATATAATGTTCCATATTTCTGGAGCATCTGCTCATATACATCCTCTTTACTTGAAGATATATCTGGATGATTGGCAATCTTCGTCATTAATACCCACGCATAAGCATTTGCATCAAGGCTTCGTTTCTGCTTATATTTGACCGCTCGGATACGTAACAGATCATCTGATCTCATATTTTCAACCTGTCCTGCTGCCGAAGAATCAACCTCAAATGTAAGGATGATGCCTTGTCCATTTAATGTACGGCTCGCTCCGGTCAGTTTTCCTATAGTATCCATAAGCTACTCTGCTTTCTTTTTCTTATACCAGCACTTAACCTGTTCAATGATCTTAGCAGCCATTTCACTTGATAGATCTGAAGTCTTTTCAAAATGATATTTTTCTTTCAGCGTTTTCCAGATATCATTGGATGTAGCATTCTCACACATATCAGAATACGCGCTTACAAAATCTGTCATTGTCCTAAGCTGTTCTACGGTTGCTGGAACAAAATCATTTTTAGGTTCTACCGTATGGCTTTCTGAATCTGGATCCTGCATCTCTTCGGTAGGAATACAGAACACTTGAAAACAAGCATATTTAAAAGCGATCGCCATTGCTTTATTCGTAGCCTTATCTCCGCTGTCCATTCCTTCGCCGATCGTTACGGCTGTGATGCTGCTCCCATCTTCTGCAAAAAAGGTGTATTTAATCTTGCAGACCGAATAGATCAGCGTTGAACCTTTTATGGATTTTCTTTCTTCTCTGGTCTGTTCTAAGACCTCTGGAACGATAAATATATGATTGTTGACCAATGCCGGATTGATTGCATTCATCACCGCATCAATTCCGCGGTATTTAAACCCCTGCGTCTTATTCACATCATTTTTTCCAACCGCACCGATTTCTTCCATGCACTTTGATATTGCCTGGTATATGTTCATCTGTTTTGCTGTCTCTGCCATTATCGTAATCTCCTATACTTAATTTCTAAGCTGCGCATCTGTGCTTCCAACTGCACGATCTGGAACGGATCAGCAACAACCTCATAAGTAACTACGTTGTTTGCTGGCTTCGGTTCTACAAATTTTTCTTCCGGTACATTATCTGTAATTGGTGTTTCATTCACTGCAATATCCGGTTCTGAATTTGTCTCGGACTCCTTACGTGCTTCCTCTTCGGCTTTTCTTTTGGCTTCCTCTTCCTGTCTGCGCAAAATCTCTTCTTTCTGTTTCTGATACTGATTCATGATCTCAATAGCATCTGATAATTCTAAGGTTGCCTTGTATTTCTCAATCCCCTTATCCTCAAACTCTGATCCCATGCTACGGATAATACCGAGGTCTTTTTCTACATGATCCACTCGCTCTGCAATGGCTTCTGTGATTGCTTTCTTTGTAGTGGTGGCATTCTCCCACTTGCTATCATAAATTCTCTGTAACGGAAGATATCCGCTCGCTTCCACATGCTCTGCCATGATCTCCGTATAGATTTCAGAAATCAGCGATTTCTTTTCTTCCACACGCCTACGCTCAAATTCTTCCACCTGATTATTAATAAAATTAATTGGTTCATCAATCAGATTGTCCAGTTCCTTTACCTGCGCTTCAAAATTTGTGTAGGGAATCATAAAAGATTTCTTTACTTCCAGCTTTTTATCGTTGACTGATTTTTTCAGTTTTCTGAGACTTGCAATTGTCTTTTTTGCTTCTGTTTTGGAATCCTCTGTGAAAATCATATTTTTATAAATTTCCAGTTCGGAATTAAGTTTTTCCTTAATCTCCTCAAAATTAAAACCAATAACACCATTTTTCTGCTCTACATTTACTCTGATTTCTTCCATCTTTCTTTTATCCTCTCTTCCTCTGATTCAATATCTGCCATCTCTTCACGTCTGGCTTGTTTCTCATATAATCTGTGGCGGCGTTCTCTGTCCCTCTCGTACTCTTCGAGCATATCAAGGCTGTCCGGTATGTAATCATTCATATCTATGAGAAAATCCCTCCCCATCATCGTCTGTGTTGGTAATCAGCTTTCTTATACCATACACGAATTCACCATGAATACTTCCGTCGGTATGCCATGAGACTTCACCGGCTTCTATGCCTAAATCTTCCAGTGTTCTTTCAAATTCTGCCAGTGCATCCTTGAGTATTCCTAAATCCTTCCATGTCAAACTAGGCGCTGCCATTTAAAAATTCCTCCATTTCCATCTGTCTGAAATCTGTAGATAAAACCATGAATCTGACCGCTTTCTCACGCTGTTGTTTCATGTACTGCTCGTCCCGGCATTCTTCACACATGTTTCCTTCGCCGGGATCTAAACTGCATCCACAGATTCTGCATTTTCTGTAAATCATAAAATCACGCTTTCCAAAAATTTAACTATGTGTTACAATAAACGCAGAAGTACTTTTGTATTTCCACGGTTAAATAGCACCTGTACTCGCCAAAGTTATCAGGGTGCTATTTTTTTGTCCTCAAATTCCCCAAGGAACTCAACATCAGCGTCAAGCTTGTCCTTCCGGCGGATCATGTTAAAGTCTGCTTTCCGCTTTTCTTCCCGGCGTTTCTCAACATCCAAGATCATAACTCCAATAAGTGCAATCACCGCACCGAGTGCCATTTCGATCAGCAGAAAAACATAATACGTTCCATCCGCATCGAGCATTCCACCAAGAAACAGGATTCCAAGCCCTACCGCTATAAAAACTTTTGCTACATTTTTCATGATGCATTATCCTTAACTACAAGCTTAATTCCTTCCTGTCTTTCGTAAATCTCTAACAGAATGTCCATAATCTTGGCTTTCCTCTCTGGTGTAATTTCCATGTCTGCTTTGTTCATAGGAATCTCCTTTCTCATTATTTAACGCTCCCACACATGGCAATCTGCTTGTCAACTTCCGACTGTTTCTTCGAGATTGCCATACCATCCGCAACACCGAGAATATAGTTGAAGTTTTCTTTGTCCAACTGTGATACTATTTCAGCTAGTCTTGCAAGGGCTTCTTTCTGTTTTTCGCTCATCTGCTCACTTCCTTTCTTGTTTTGTACTTTGTACATTATTAATATAGCACTATGTACATATTTTTGTCAATACTATTTTTTGTACAAAGTACAATTTTTTTATTTACTTTTTTAACATGTTGTAGTATATTATTAATAGGAGGTGAGAAAATGCAGAACCGATTAAAGCAAATAAGAAAAAAATTAGGTTGCAACCAGAATGAATTTGCAGAAAAACTCGGTATATCAGTTTCCAATATATCTAGCTATGAAGCAGGAAGAAGAAATCCGTCTGATGCTGTTATAAATCTGATATGCGAAAAATTTAGCGTCAATAAGGAATGGCTAGAGACCGGAAACGGCGAAATGTTCATTCAAAAGACCGAGAATGAAAAGATAGCTGAATTTCTTGCAGATGTACTGAAAGCCGGAGAAGACGATCAGATGTACAGATTCATAACCGCTATTTCAGAACTGGATGAAAACGACTGGAACGCAATCCGGAAGCTGGCAGAAAAGCTTGTGAAGAAGTAAAGAAAAAGACAAGGGCAATGCGCAAACCCTTGTCTTTTTCTTTTATCTTAAAAACCTCTTTATAAATGCATATATGGTTCGGAGATCATCCTCGTCCATGCACTTCTCTATTAATTCTATTATTTTCTCTTTAAGCTCTCCCATATCCAATACCACCTTTCTATTTGATACATAAAGTATACGAACGTATGTTCGAAAAGTCAATAACGCATCCATTTGTTTTTTATCATAAAGTTTCATTTTGCAAAAAAATGTCATAAAAAAATGACAAAAATGTATTGTTTTATAATCATTTTGCTTTATAATTGTAGTATCAAAAGAAAGGGGAGTTCAAAATCATGAACGAATCAAAAGATACTAAAGTATGTAAACACTGTCAATCGGAGATTCCTAAGAAAGCAAAGATATGTCCAGTATGCAAAAAGAAACAAGGTTTACCGAAATGGGCGATTGTTTTAATTGTGATCCTGGTTCTTGCCGCTATCGGTTCTGCTTCTGGTGGAAATTCCGACAATTCAGAAACTACTACCACTTCACAATCATCAAGCACAAACGAAACTCAAAATTCGACACCAGAGGTAAAGGAAGTTGAGACCGAATCAGAGCCAGAAATTGAATATACTGCGGTTGATGTTGACACCATGATGGATGACCTGCAAAGCAATGCAATGAAAGCCGAAGATACTTACAACGACAAATACTTAGAGATCACAGGAAGATTAGCACTCATTGACAGCGACGGAAAATATATCAGTGTATTTTCTCAGTCCGACGAATTTGCAATTCTTGGTGTCCAGTGCTTCATAAAAGATGAAGATGCAAAAGCAAAAGTAATGGATATGTCCATAGGAGACACTGTAACTCTTAAGGTCCATATAAAGGAAGTTGGAGAAGTTATGGCATACGTCGCAGACATTATAGAAATCGAATAGTATACAGTCCCTCTAGTAAATGAGGGACTTTTTTTAAAGGGAGTTAAAAATGAACATAGCAATTTATCCAAGAAAATCAAAAAAAGATGATAATTCAGAATCAATGGAACAGCAAATAGACGATTGTAAAAAGTACATTAATAAAACTTACCATAATGCAAATATAATCGTTTATTCTGGCGATTATGCGATTACAGGGCATAGCACGGCAAAAAGAAAGGACTTTCAGCGCATGATGGATGATGTCAGAGCAGGAAGAATCAATGCAGTTGTTATTATGAGATACGATCGTATAGCAAGAAATATGAGAGATTTCTGTAACCTCTATCACGACATGGAAAGCGCAGGATGCAACTTAATATCAGTGAGTCAGCAGATCGATACTTCCACGCCATACGGAAAGAACTTCATGTACCAGATGGCAAACATGGCAGAATTAGAATGGGCGGTTATATCTGAGCGATACAAAGACACCGCAGCTTATAAAATCCGTGAAGGGAAAGCTTACACTGGCAGAGTGCCCATAGGATTTAAAATAGAGAAAATAGATGGTGTAAAGAAAGTCGTACATGATAATGAGGAGCAGACAAGGGCTATATTTGATTATTTATTAGCAACCAAAAGCAAACGTGGCACCGTTCTGTGGGTTCGTGAAAACTTCATCCCAGATTTTACCAGACACAAATTGGACACAATGATCAAATCAGATCTGTATATTGGAAAAGTAAGGGAGAATGACCATTTCTGTGAGCCTTATTTCACTAAAGACCAAATGGAAGAAATAAGAAGTGTCAATCAGATAAAATACGCTCCGTCCGGTCATATATATTTATTCAGTGGGTTATTCCGCTGTCCTATATGTGGAAGGAAAATGGCAAGTTTTTACAGCATAGACAAAAAGACCAAAAAGCACCGGCAATATCAAAGATGCTGGTTTGGTGGAAATGAGAAATTGCACAAAACAAAATTAGTATCAGAAGCAAAAACAGAAAAATATCTTCTTGAAAATCTTGATGCAACATTAAAAAATCTTGAATTTGATGTAAAAAAAGAAGCAGGTAAACCAAAGCGCAATTTGAATAAGAAACTTAATGATGCAATAGGGGAGCGTGAAAGACTGAATTACCTTTTTGAAAAAGGAAGAATTGATATCCCAGAATACGAAAAGAAATACAGTGTCTTATCAGAAAAAATAAATTCCATAACTGAGGAGTTGTCAAACAACAAAGTTGTAAGGATTGAGGAATTTAAGAAGCAGATCCCGGAAGACTGGAAAGAACTTTACGAACAACTAGATCAAAAAGGAAAACAAGAATTTTGGCATAGAATAATAAAAGAAATTTATTTGAATGAAGCCTTTGAAATTACTGGCTTTATATTTTATATCTAGGACTTGTACTAAATAACTATTTCCTAGAGGTTAACATCAATTAGTACAAGTCTATTAAAAAGGGCGATTAGAAATTCTAACCGCCATTTATTTTACGCTTTTACAATCGCAGCGTCAAATCCTGCTGCTTTCAATTTTTCCTGCAAGGAAATAGCATTTGCTTTGTTGCGATACGCTCCGACCTGTACACGATAAATAGAATCTTTATCACCTACGCTTGTCTCTGATCCAGAAGTTGCAGCATCGTCATCAGATGTGTTATTGGATTGTTCAATGTACTGCTGTCCGGTAATTCCGTAAACAATTGCACTTGCCATGCTCTTAAAGTCATACAGTGCTACATCGTCTTTATCATCCACGAAGCAACATTCAATCAGCATCGCAGGTGCTTTTGTGTGATTGAGCACGTAAAGCTTTTTGTTAATCTTCACACCACGATTTTTAAATCCAAGTGCTGCAATTGCTTTCACAATTTTCTCTGCAAATGGTTTTGCTTTGCTATTATCACTATAAATATATGCTTCTACACCTGTTGTCCGTCCGTTTCCAGACATATCCTTCGCACCTGCATTAAAGTGGATAGATACATCAAGATCAGCCGCATGAGAATTGCATTTACCTACGATGTTGCAAAGCACATTATTTGCACTTGTGCCATTGTCAACCGTACAGTCATACACGGTATACCCAAGACCTTTACAGTCATACACGGTATGCCCAAGACCTTTTAACTGTCTGATAACCTCATTTTTAACATTTCTTGCTTCTGTTGATTCCCGGATGATTCCGATAGCTCCACATGCTACTTTTCCGTCCGGGTTGTGTCCTGCATGTACGTTAATAACCATTCTTTTATTCCTCCTTCTTTTCAATATACTGCTTAAATAACTGGTGCAGTCCTGTGCTTGCCAGACCGCTGAATAAGCCACTTAATAAGATAGATGCTGTGATTGTCCATCCGTTGATCCAAATGGCTAAAAGCACACCTAATACCGCACAAATGGTAGGGATATACTTGTTGTCAACATCCTTAATCCACTTCTTCACGACATAGCCTACACAAAGGCAAATGCCTACGATTACCGGCACCATAAATTCTGTTAAAAATCCCAAATCTGTCATGTTTAAATCCTCTCTTTCTGCTTCAGATGAAGCTCTTCAATCTCGTTTTTCATCTTTGTGACCATTCCATTTCCGCCCAACGCATGATAGGCATTGTACATTTCCATAAAATTCTGGTAGGCATAGGATGGAATTTCTTTGAGAGCCATGTATTTATCATGGTACTCAATCAGTTGTACACGAAGCAAAAGCATCGTTCCTCTACTATTCGCATCTCTGTCTGACTTCTGATTTTTCAAAAGCCACACTATGTATCCCATAAATGCTGTCAGAACGATAGGCAAAGCAATCGTGTATGTTTCTTTTAACATCTCCATTGGACCATCTTCCTTTCTTTTGTATAATTCAATTATAATATTTCAGAATAATTTTTTTGTTCCATTTTACTTCGCATAACCAGAGTTAAAATGCTGCAAAAATAGCATAAGAACTAGTGGTGTATGTGCCATTCTCAATTTTAATTGTTTGTCCTGTTTTTAATGGTACAGTTTTATCTACAATCACTAAACCAGCATTATCACCATTATTAGCGTAAGGATTAAAAACGGGTACATTATTAATATATATTTTTGTATTTTGACCACTTCCGTGTGCATATGCAGCCACGTTTACAAAGCAATCTTTTGTTGCTACATAAGTTACTGTTGCACCAGCGGCGATGGTTGTAGCATTTTTTAAAACAGTTCCAACATCAATAAATGTATTACCCTGATTGCATTTCCAGCCATACCATGTTCCGATATCAATATCGTAAGTGTTTGACCAAACACGTCCGGAAACAGGATATTGCTCATGTAATTCCACAGTCACTAAATCATATGTATTAGCAGATTCAGAACACCATCTCACTACCCGATAACCGTAAAAAGGACCGGCTGTATATGGGCTGTTAGTAAATGCTGTGGCAGGATTATCCGAACCAAAATAATGTATTTTATTAATATCACTATTGCGATCGGATAAGTTTACATATAAAAAATTTGTAATCTGATTTCTTCCCGGAATGCTCTCACAGAACATTGGATCAGAAATGGTTTCATCAATAGCACTTACTGAACTAGCACCTCCTGTTCCACTTGCAAAGTATTTATATAAAGTACTGTTTTCTGCTGATGAGGTACGTTGTTGGACAAAGCCCCAAACGGTTCTTCCTTGGGCTAATGTAAGCAAATCCGTGGACAAAGTACCAGAAAACCAATCTGCATTTGATGCAACTACATCAAATTCGACTGTATATGCAGGAGATAACTGCCCTAGTAAATAATTTTTATTTATATAATCGCAGACAGCTTTCGCGTCAGCAGTAACATTTGGCAGTGCTAATTTGATATACGTTTTTTTTGAATTATTTATGTTGGTTAAACTCTGGGATACATCCGCGAACCCCGCCTCAATTCTATCTTCCAGATCATTCATGTTTGCAGCATTAAAAGCATCACCCTCCTGCGAGATTGTGCCCTCATCCCTTGCAACTGTCACAAGATTTGTGCTGCCATCTTCATTCGTAAGCAGTCGGCGGTTGATGTACTCTGCAATTCTGTTTTTCCATGTTTTCTTTACAAATGCCATAATATGTCCTCTCTTCCTATAATAATAGTCCGGTATCATCTCCGGCATATATCTCTGATCCACAGTAATAATTAAAGTTGTTAAGTAAAATGCCATACACATCATCCAATATTTTCTCAATATCATTCATCTTCTGGTATGTATTGACTGGCATACTCGGTGTCTGCGGCGTGTCTCCATGAATCATGTACGCATTTCTGATAACCTCTGTGTTATTTATGACTGATATTAAAAATGTCTCATTTGGATGTTCTGGAACGTCTGCAACTGCAAGATTAAGTTCAAGCACATCAGAAAGCAGCTGCGTGTTGTTCTGGATTCTTTCCATATCCGACCGGTTCAGTGCGCCTTTCATCCCGGCAAGCCATTCTGTTTTTTCGTCTGCGCTAAATCTTTCACATCCCTTCTGCAGTAACTCCAACACACGATCAACATCACTCTGTGACCGGTCCGTCACTGTCTGCATCCACACTAGCATAAGCAACCACCTCACTTTTCAGACGCTCATTTTCTTCTTTTAAAGCTTTGTTTTCCTTTGTGAGCTTCAGATTTTCTTTTCTAAGCTCGTCATAATAAGGATTAATTGGATTGTAATTCATCAGATCAGTACATCTCCTCCCGTATATAATTCAACTCCGGCGAAGTAATTTTCCGTAACAACTACTGAATACCCCCTGCACGTTGCCGTTGCGATAAATCCACCGGTCAAATCAAGCGTCTGGCTTTCAATCAATGTTGTCGATGTCTTGCCACCGATGGAATTTATATTCGCCCAATTTCCTACCTGCTCTAAGTCAACCAGGTACTTCATTCCCACCTTTTTTCTCAAGGCATGATAATCCAAAAGATAAGCGGCGATATCGGGTAATATATCAGCATTATAAATGGTGCATCCACTGTACTTCTTTATATTTTCTGTCTCTCCAGCTTCGATTTTATCCACACGTTTCTCATAAGAAAAAGTGGTATTTGCATATTTAATACCTGTGATCTGGCACTGTCCGGCAGTCGGCATATTAATAATGAGATAATTCGTTTTTACTTCTTTCAACGTGCCGGCACTTGCTGTGATGGATGATGGCAGATATGGGCTCGAAAAAGTGATCTTCGTATCTCCGGCCGGCAATGTTTTCTTATAAATATCAGATGTCTTTTCTTCCAATGCATAGTTTTTCATCTCAATATTCACACCAGAGATATATTTTTCAAGAGATACTTTCGTATTTCCATTAAATTTGCGATCCGTCCCGACAGTGGATTTCACATATCTGTCTGGCTTATAAACCTTGATGGTATCGCTCCGGCTGTCATCCGCAACCGCACCACACGCAAAGCATACCTGTTGCAATGCCTCACGGCACGTCTGGATGGCTAAATAGCCACTTAAAAGTATGTTGCCGACTTCTTCATCAATTACATATTTTTTTATTCCTGCTGTTACAAATATCGCATTCAGTATCACTTCTGCACGGACATTGTTATATACCTGTCCGTCATAAAATGTATACTTATCTAATAACCCAACTACATCAATCAACTTAAATTTTGCAATATTCTTTGAAAAAGAAAAATCGTCGATAAAGAATGCTCCCATAGGAATCATGTTTCCGTTATTAAACTCTGACAATGTGACTTCCTGCGTTTTCTGAACACTCTTCCATGCTCCATTTTCGTTTTCTGCGTCAAAATCATTATTCATATCAACAATTGAAATATCCGCTTCGTTGATAGACAAGGTTGCAGAGGTCACATCAATGTCCTCCTGCACCTTGGCTGTCTGGATCATATCCTTATCCCACACGATATATTTTCCGTATAAAATGTACTGAAGCTTAATATATCTCTGTGGAAAGCTTGTTCTTACAAATTCAATCTCGATTTTTCCATAATTCTGCACCTGATTATTGCAAACATAAATAAGGCTGTCCGGGTAAAATGTCTCTGTGATTAATTTTGTACCGGCGATTGTATACCATGTGATTTTCAGCTCTGCTGGTGGCTCATCTTCAAAATAAAGTGTGATCGCTGCGGATGTATGCTGCTCTTGGAACGTGACTGTAATCTTAGGATCTGTTTCAAAAGTACAATCTTCCTTCGATAACGCATCATTCCAAAATGCAATGTCTTTCGGATTTTCCGTCAATACGCTTTTACTTCCATCTAGCACAAATTGGTTCAGTTCAAAAGTCCCATAACTTTTCTGTTCCGTCTGTTCTGCAAATAACTCTATTGAACCTATGCCCTGGTTATCATCTGTCGTGACCGAAGCATCCGCAAGTGCGGTAACATCTATAAATTTCATTTCTGCCCTGCAATATGTTCTCATAAATGCCCCCTTACGGTGTCTTAAATGGTTTTTTACTCGTCATTTTCCAAGACAAGCCTTTATATTTCGCTCCGTTGTCAAATACCTTTTCTACTTCATCTTTAATTGATGAAAAATACCCATAGAAATCAAACTGCTTGCTTGCATCCGGTAAAGATACATGATGGAATCTGTTTTCACAATCTGTTATATGATCCATCAGTTTATCATAAAGTCCCGAATCGTCTATTGTGCCAATTGAAATTGTATAGTTCTTATAGATTCCTATACTCTCAATATGAATATCTCCGTCCTCTGTTCTTTCTGCATACTTTTCCAAGAAATCCAAAGTCCTTTGAATAGACACCATAGGGATATTATATGTAATTCCATCAATGATAAGTCCTTGTGTATACTTATGTACCATCTTATCCCTCCGCTATCCCAAGTCTTATTTCTTCATCCTGTAAATACGGCAGATTGATTCTTGCGAACTCTTTACCATCCACCGCCAGTACTACCGTCTTTGCACCGCTGTAGTCCGGCATTTTGCTTGCAAGCTTCGATGCAAGGTCGTCCATCCAGCCGGTGTTATTTTCAAGCGGCAGGACAGCTTCTCTTCCGGCTTCTCCGATTTCTGCAAGTGTCCTTCCGGTTGTTACGCCACCGTTGGCAAGACGAGGCAGATTTACAGTAGGAATTGTCGGAATACTTGGATGCCATGATCCGCCACCCAAAAAATCAGGTAAATCAAATCCAATGCTGTTAAAGCCAGAAATCAATGAATTTAGACCGTTAATAACATGGTTTACCATACTTTCAAACAACTGAATTACACTGTTTACAAATCCTCTTACGGAGTTTTCTGTCTGCCTAAGTGCTCTATCTGTATCTTTGGTAAATAAAACTTTAAGTGCAGAAAATACTAACTTTATACCAGCTAACAAAACATTTACTAAGTCTAATATTGTATCAACAGTACCTTTTACACTTTTTCCCAAATTATCCAAAATAGGTGATACTACTGGCAATATATTTTCAATAACCCACGCTATAATAGGCTGTAAAATATTTGTCCATAGATCATTTAATATATCTATAACTAGTCCAATTATTTCTATTACATTATCGATAACAGGCTTTAAATGGTTTTCATATGTATCTTCAAACATTTCAGCCCAACTTGCCAAAATTGGTTGAATATAGGTGTTCCAAAATTCAAGAAATTTTTCTATTAATTCTGACATTCCATTTTTTACATTTTCGATAAACGGATGAATATGTTCATCGTACAATTCTGTGATTTTATCGGTCACATGCTGCACGCCGTCTGATATAGTCGTTGTTAAATCCGCAATCACACCAAGAACCCCATCCAACGCATCTTTTAAAGCATCCTGATTCTCTACAAAAGGTGTCACGATGCAATCGATAATATCTTTTCCAAATTTTGCTGCATTCTCCGTAACCATCATGAATGCATCCGAAAAAATCTGAATCAGGTTTGCTGTGATCTGCTGTCCATTTTCATCCCCAAATACAGAAAATACATTTGCGAATGCATCTGCTCCCTGTGATGCCAACACTGAAATATCAGATGCTATATCAAACATGTCGATAATATAATTTTTTATATTTTCAGAATTACTTTCAAGATAAATAGATATCCCACCAAGAAGATTTTCTGCTATGGTAGCACCTATGCTTACTACAGATGCCGAAATGCTTCCAAGTGACCTTGAAAAAGTCATAGCAAAATTATCAACAGATGCAGAAACTTCACTATCTGAAAAAATATTTAAAAATGAATTCTTTATGCTTTCTATACTGGATTTAATATTATCAAATTGTAAAGAAACATCTAAATTGCTCCAGGTTTCATCCCATCCATTTTTAATAGAAACTTTTAATTTTTTTAAATAATCTATAAATGGCTGGATTTTATCTGATAATTCTTTTCCAGTAGGAACTTCTTCATATAAATCAGATCCACCACTACCAGTTCCACCACTACCGCTCCCAGAATCATTTTTCTGTAATACATTCAAGTCATCAAAAGCCGCTAATGCTCCAGCTGCTTTTTTGGCAGAACCGGCTGTTTTATCAAGAGATGCCGCATAGTCTACCTGCTGCTTCTTTGCCTTTGTCCAAGTGCTTTTTCCGCTTATAGCCGCAATAAATCTATTCATAGCATTAATGGCATTTGTAAGCCATGTGCATAAGGTTACGATTGCTGGTGTCAATGCAGATATGATAGGTGCTGTCAATGCTCCGATAGAATTTTTCAATGTAGCCGTAGCACTTGCCATTTCAGACATTTTTCCATTAAATTCAGAAGAATACTTCGCCATGTTCTGTATACCTTCTGTAAATGCCTTAGATATGGTCTGAGACACTTTCATAACCGCACCGAATATTGCAAAACTAACTACTGTCTGCTTTATATGTTTCGCCATGTCAGATATTAAGCCAGAAGATTTTTTTGCTGTTTTTCCTACTTTTTCAATGTCTTTCGCACCAGCACCAATAGATTTCTCATTGACAACGGTTTCTCTCATCTTCTGATTTAATACGTTTTGCTGATCTGTGATGCCTGCAAGCTTGTTGGAAAGCTTTTTGTATTCTTCTGTTTTTGTAGGGACGGAATATGCTTTTCCGGAGCTTTCGAGTTCCCTCATCTGCGCCTTAACGTTTGCGGCTTCTTTTCCCGTTTCTGCCATTTTGTTCTTGAGGTCTACCCATTTTGAGGAAAGCACTTTATCATCGCCTGTTTGCTCCATGCTTTTTATTTCGCCGCGAACGTACGCAATCGATTTAGATAAATCTTCTACATCATATTGCATTGCTTTGTATGTCCGGCTCTTTTTGTTTCCTCCGGTAGCAAGGAATTTTTCCTGCCTGTTTTGCAATTGCGACAGCTTGGATCGCAATTCTTCCAATTGCTTTGTTGCTTCTTTATACTGCTTTGATGGCGTGTATTTTTCTGTTTCTTTCAGTTTTTCTGAGAGGTTCTGACCTTTTGATACTAAACTATCAAACTGTTTGCCTAAGTTCTTATATTCTTCGGTTGGGATTTTTGCTTTTGCAAGCTCTCTCATTTTTTCCGATACATTGCTAGCTTCTCTTGCAAGCTTCTGAAACTGTGATTCCATCTGCATGAGCTTACTAGATGCTTCTCCATTTTCAATCAACGTTTTTATTCTGATTTCGCCATCATATTCAGCCATGCTAAAGTCCTCATTTCTTAAACTGTTTCAATGCTTCCTGTTCTGTTTCTTTCTGCTTTCTTATTTCTTCCATCATACGATCGTAATCGTCTATCTTTTCTTTTTCTTCGCTGGTATACTCTTTTTCTGGCTGTTCCAAAGCATATCTATTCTGTGCGTTTCTGATTGCATCTTTTTCCTTGGAACTCATGTTCTTTTCAATCTTCTTCTGTCGGATCTCAATTACCTCCATGAGAGAAGATAATCTTCTTGGCATATTCCAGATCAAGCCATTAAATTTCCACCAGTGCATATCTGCTACGGACAAATCAATACCGTATATCTGCAAAAAATCTGCATATATTCTCCATTGATCTACATCATAGTCAATAAAACGCTTTGTATTTTTGCTACTGCCGGTATTGTCGTGATACCATCCGTTTAAATACCAGGAAATACATTCATTTAACTCATGGTGCTGTGGATGGTCTCTAAGTTCTCCGTATTCATCAGAGAACATAAGATAAAGAATAGAAGTTGTTTTCTCGTACTCATTCATTTCTTTGTCATATTGCAAAATATAAATCTGCATACCTATGCGGAAATCGGTATTTACTTTGTATCCGTTCCATTCAGTAGGCAAATTGTCAAGCATGACATTGTTCATTATTTTGCCCCACGTCTTCTTACATTGTATCTGTTCTGCACCTGTTCAAAACGTTTATTGAAAAGCTTATTCATAACAGGGATAACCTGCTCTACAAACTCCACGATTGCAAGTTCATCCGGGACAATATCTCCGTAAATCTGTTTCATGGCATCTTCGCCAAACAACCCATCTATACTTTCCGTAATCTGCTTAAGATATTTCACACGAATGCTGTTAAGTTCTAATGCTGCATCCACATTAATATCATCCACATTCATATCGTCTTTGTGATTCTTTCTCCATTCGGCTGCTTCTTTTTCACAGTTCTGAGATATATTATTTAATTTATCAATTACACCTGCAAACTTCTTAGCTGTGTCTGCATTCGCTGTATCTACTGTTATAACTGTAATAAGATCTCCGTCTTCGTCTTTTATTGCAATTTTTTTTATACCACTGCTTAATTTAATTTCTTCCATTTTTAACATCCTTTCCTAATGTGGGACACCAAGGAAAGGTAGGCATCCCACATATGCTAATTTTTAATTAACACCTATGTAACTGGGTAATCTTCATCCAAAGCCAAAGCGCTTGCTTTAGGCGCCCATGTGAACGATCCATCACCAGCAATAGTGATTGTTCCAAGTTCTACATCTCCATTTCCATTAATCTGGACTGTAGACTTTAAAATATCACCACCTGCTCCACCAGTGCTTGATGCACATACAGTTACTGGGACACGGATACAATCTCCGGATCCGCTTGTAATATCAGCTTTATAGAAGCGATAATAATATGTCTCGCACTGATCTCCTGTTGGAAGCTTTTTAAAAACATCATTAAACACTGTCTGCATTTCATCTGACAAATGTTCTCTTTCCGGAGACATTGAAAGTGCATACCCTTTTACAGAGTTGCTTGCATTTTTCATGTTTACGTACTGTGTGCTTTCTGTGTTAGGTCCCCAGTCTTCAGCAAGCTCTGTGAAACCGTCACCCATTTCAGCAAGCTTTTCAGTTGATCCACCCATAAGGCTTCCAATATCCAAAAGTGAGACCATGTTAGTTCTGTCTTTTGCCATGAGTATTCCTCCTATTTTTTATAAAAATATTTAAGCTGCATATTAATTGCTAATTCTGTTGTTTTCCCATCTGCTGTACCGCAAAATACATCTGATGTGCGGTTGATTTGTTCTACAACAAAATTTTTATCTTTTAGTGTGAATTCTCCACTCTCAAGGAACTTTGCAATATTTTCAAGCAGATTGCTTGCTGCAATATTATCCTTGTTTGTTGTTGGATTGCTTTTGTATACGATCTGGAACGTCATTTGTCCGACATAAGAACCGCTGACATATTTTTTCAAATAAACTGGGTATTGCGCCGGAAAAACTCCAATAGACTGAGTATCTTTTATGCTGTTCCATAAGATTGTTGAATTTGATGGTTTGAACCCGGGTGGAAAATCCGGATAACTATTTATCATATCAAGGATAGCTCTTTGCGCCGTTTCTGCATCTGATACAAGCATTATTTTTGTCTTTTCATCCAAATCATTTACCTCCAATCTCAAACCTTGGTATAAGGCTGTAAACACCGATAGTATTCACTTTGTAGCAATTCCCTTTTTCATTTACCATGTACTGAAAGAATTTACCTGGATAATCGTCTGAATTAATTAATCCAACCGGCAATTCCCTATCAATGAGAAGTTCATCTTTCTTTGCAATCACTACGAAGTCAAAATCATTACTTCTTAAAGTGAAATGCTTTAACTTTTCTTCTTCGCTCATGTTCTCCCAGTCTGGTGGATTAGCATAATTCAATGTGCCATCATTCGGGATTTTTACAAGAAAACTATCTGCATCTTTCATTCCAGATTTGTTTATGTTCTCTGCCTGTGTAAGCTCGATTCTTACATTTTCAAATAGAGTACCGAAATAATATTCAGTTTCTAAAGTGTCGTTGTAATGCCTGTTATATAAAACCACGGCATCTTTATATCCGATCCCCATAAGCTAAACTCCCATGTACAACAGGTTTTCACGCCTTGAATCGACCATTCCGGTTAGGTAATTTGATGCAATATCGTAGCACTTACTGTTAAGTGCTATTTCTGATTTTGCAAGTTCTACAAATGTAGAAGAAGATGCTCCGGCATCATAAGATACTGATTCACTTCCAGAAGTCATGCTCTTAATCATTTTCCCTTTTACAGTTCCGTCCGCATTTGCAATAACACCAAAGTTATTAACTGCCGCAGAGTACTCAGATACATTCTTTAGCAATTCAGCTATTTCGCAGGTGCAATCTTTGATATTATCCCACCATACATCCTCTGATTCTGGCTGAGGATAAAACACAATCCTGTTTGATGTGATCGCATTGATTCTTCTTTCTGCTTTTCTTTCATATGGAGCAAAGTCTTCTTCGCTTTCGAACAAACTTCCACCATATTTAGTTTGGTAATATTCAAAATCTACATATGACATTGCTCCACACTCCTTATTGCTGTGATAAGATTTCGCCGATAATATCAGCCTTCTTTGTTGCGGTCAGTGAATACCCTTTCCTCTCTGCCAGTGCCTTGATTTCTGCAACTGTAAGAGAGTTTAAGTATTCTTCCGTAAGTTCCCCACTAGCATTTACCGCCTGTGTAGTGGGATCTATTCCCCCGGTGTGATTGAAACGTTAGCTACTGCATCAATGTACTCTGCGAAAAGTACAAATCCTAACAGTGCATAAGTTACGCTGGTTGCGCGATCGTAATCGCCTTTTACCTTAAATCCGATAAGATTTGTTTCTCCGCTGACTGTGTAAGAAAGACCGGCTTTCTCAAAATCTCCGTCAGATGGATCTACATAATAAGCAACAATGTTGTTTATAGCTGTTGCCAGGACTTTTCCAGCTGGGATTTCGTTGTCAGAGCAAAGGATCATAATGTCTGCTCCGAGAAATTTCTCAATATAGGTAAGTCCGAAGGCTGTCTGCAAAGTAATTTTTGAATTTCCAAGATAATCATATAAATCCATCATATTTACAAACACTGCAACTCCTGTAGCAGTTTTGTGCATTGACTTGAACTTATTCTTGACAGATCCAATAGCTTTAGCTACCGCCATCTGAAATGTTTTTGCAGTGTTTGTAAGTGTACCAGTTTTCAGATAGTTGTAGAATTTTGTTGTAATTCCATCCTGCAGGTCTGTCTTGAACTCTTCATCTGTCATTCCACAAGCTGCTTCATATCCATGATCCTTGATAGCTTCGATAGAAACTTCTTTTGCATATTTTTCAAGAGTAATCTCTGAATAAGGTTTCTCTTTTACATCGTAATGTGTTCTTGGAATCACATCACCTTCTGCTACAGTTCCGCTCTCTAACGTTCCCTCTGCATATTTGCTTTTAAGAATAGTTCCGGGCTGTTTCCTAATTGCTCTTGAAATTCCAAGAATTTCTCTTAAAGCTTCCCAGTTTCTTTCAAAAGATGTAACAAAATCAATTTCCCTTGCCGTTACATCAATGTCTCCTGTTGTAATCAGTCCTGCGTTTGCTGCAAAGAACTGCAAATTTGTACTCATCGTTAATCTGTTTTTGTTCATATAAAACTCCTTTACTGTTGGAATAAAGAAATGTTTTCGGCAATTGCTTTCTGACGTTCTGATCTATCTTTGATAGATAAAATGCTCTCTCTTGTTGCATGCTTATCACCACCGGGATCATTTTCATTCGGCTTTGTAAAACGCGCCGGCGGAGTCTGCTTATTTACAAATGCATTTGCATCTGTCTTTTTAGCTTCCTCAATAAGATCACTGAACCCTATCAGCTTTCCATTTCTCACGCTTACGCCTTTGGAAATGTCTTCCATAATGGCTTTCTTTGCAGATTCAGAAGTAAACTCAATTTCCGCAAATGCTTCTTTCAAAAGTTCATTCTTCTCATGCTCTGCGATTTTGGCTTCGTAATCTTTTTTGGAATCCTCTGCCTGTCTCTTCCAGTCATCACGCTCTTTTAAAATGTCTTCCGGGCTTTTTCCATCCAACCCTTCGAGCATTTTCTCTGCTGATTCTGCCCGGGTTTTCCACTGTTCAGATTCTTTTTTAACTTTGTCTTCCATTTCTTCTTTGGAATACAGCTCTTCACCCATACTCTTTTTAAGAGATTCTTTCTGTTCGTCTGAAATTTCAATTCCGAGTTTCTTTAATTCTTTTGCTACGTTTACCATGTTTCTACCTCTTTCTTTCCAAGTTGTTACTCCGGTCAGTCCGGCACGAATGAGTTGCTATTTACTCCATAGCTGGCAATTGGGAATGAAGGAATCGAACCCTCGACAACCCGGATATAAGCCGTGTCTTCTTCCACTGAATTAATTCCCAAAAATAAAAAAGCACGCCCAAAATAGGACGTGCCATGCATCATCCCATAACTATTCTAGGTTAGCGAACAGAATCCCTTTTTCTGTCCGGTACTTTTAATATTCTTTTCAATATATATTTTAAACTATTTTAAATAACTTTTTGTACCATTTTTAAAAGGGCGGATTGCTCCACCCTTTTTTGCTATTTCCCACCGAAATACCTTCTAAGTACTTCTTTTTCTTCTTCCACAATGCAATCTTTTTTTAATCTGTTGCACTGATCGTATATATACTTTCCGTACTCTTCTAATTTGGCTATCATTGCATTTTTATTTTCCAATGTAGGATTTTTAATGTATTCTTTTTTAAGCCCTATATAGTCCTCATACTGCTTTATAACATCCATTTTCAATTACCCCATTCAAAATATCATCTGCTATACCAACGACTTCTTTTCCATAAAGAGACAGAAAATCCGCTACGATTTCCTCTACATCTATTGGAATGTGGCAGTCATATGAAAATGAAGCGCAGTGTACCAACTCATGAGATAGGACTCTCTCTAACAGACTTCCGCTTAATGCATTTGACAAATAAACCGTTCGTTTGCTCCAATCTGTAACACCAAGTGTAATTGTTCCGTCTGAACGCATCAAGCATTCACTATTAGGATTTACATATAAAATATTCCATTCAACATTATTGATTTTAAACACTGCGCCCACCTCTTAGATTTTCTGTAACATCATCTGTAATTCATTTCTCCACATCTGCTTTTCTTCCGGTGCTGCATCTGATGTCATTTCAGTAATATCCATCTGCATATCTCGCAAATAATCTTTTCTTGCTTTTGCACGCTCTTTTTTATCTTCCTCTGAATTTCCATGATGGTTTTCTCTGGTCTCCATATAAGTACGTCTGGAAATACCGGCTTTTCCCTCTCTGGAATCCCTCTGATATGATCTATCTCCCATCATTCCGGTATCTGTATACATCCTTTTCAGGTCTTTCTTATCCATGTCTCTCATGTGCTCTGTATCTTCGTAATCATCCGGGTACATGTGATAATATGGTGGCTCATCATATCCTCTTCGTTTTCCTTTGCCCTTAGGTGCGAATCTTCCATTAGCATAACGATACTGATCATAATATCTTCGGTCATCCTCATACTCTAAAAGCTTTTCCATGATATCTGCTTCGTCCGCTTCGTTCATTGCCTTAGTAATTGTGGCATGATACTCTGCTTCTGACAAATCCTTTATCATGTCGATCACTTCTCCCATTTCTTCTGTGTTGACATTCTCAATCCCTTTTTCAATCTCACATAAGGATTTTTCAGCAAGGCATTCAAGCATTTTATGAATTCTTTCAATATGCATATACTAAGCCTCCCTTACTACAATTAAATTACTGTTTTGAACCTCAATAGCCTGTCCAGATGTATTCTGAACCGCTATTGCGCTGCTGTATCCATAAGCAACATCTACATAAACCTGTGCAGATACATTGAATAAGTTTTCTGCTGCCGCAGGTGTCACGATCATTTTTGTAGACTGTAATGGTTCTCCATCAATTGCGATTGCAAGAGAAATAGCTTCCACCGTTCCACCGGTTGGGATCTGGATATTTCCACTATAAGATACAAGAAATCTGGCTTTGCACTGGTTTGTGATTCCTCTTAATTTAACTACTCCGCTTCCCTGTCTGTGAACGATACATTTTGTTCCGCAAACCGGTGTCTCAGTAAATGCGACATCTTCTCCTTGCAGGACAGTCTGTAAAGCATTGGCTGTAAATTCTGACATAATATTTTCCTCTCTTTCAAAAATATAAGGGCAAACATTGAAGTCTGCCCTTTGTGTTTAAGTAATACTGCTATGCAGACATAATCTTGTCGATTAAGATACTTTAATTATTCAGTTGTCTAACATCCGCATCCAGTATTGCAACCACATCCATACGGAATGTATGTGTTCGGGTTTGGCACCTGGTATGCTGGGATTGGCGATGGATTAACAGCACTGATAATATGATTTGTCTGTGCTGTCATAGCGGTAGTCAGAAGTGCGTTCTGTCTATCCTGTGATGCTGCAAGTCTCAAATCATTATTTTCTGCCTGCAACGTTGCGATCTTATCCTGGCATAAGTAGTCAAGTATCGCTCTTGTTCCGGCATTCTGGCTGTCGATAATATCTCTCGTGTTGTTGTTCATGGTGTTCTGTAATGCGCAAGTGTTCTGCGCCATGTTGAAGTTTACACCCTGGATAGCTTCACGGGTTTCGCAGCAACAATTTGCAAGCTGAGACTGAATAGCATTTGCATTCTGCATTCCTGCTACTGTGTCCGCATTAATTGCCTGCTGAATGGTGTTAAATCCTGTCAGCATTCCGTTGTTTACTGCATAAAAGCCATCACAAAGACCATTTGTAATGCCATCAAGCTTACTTATGACTGCTGAATTGTCAAATCCTCTCTGGATATCAGCCTGTGTAGCC